ATCTCGTCAGATTCTTTTTTAAGATCTTCTATTATCTGCTTGCGAATATCACGTGGAGATTGCTGTTTGCGATTAGTTTTTCTTTTCATTATTGTAAATGGGGGAGTTAAATTCCTCCCCCATAGTATCTAATTTACCAATTGTTAGTAGACTTGGTGTTATTATGTGCAAGTATCTTGCCAGTGTTAACACCTTGCTTAACAACATAGCCTGAAGTACCATTGCCATTTATTTCAACCTCTCCTCGAGATTTCCATAGCGTTTGTAACTTCTTTTTACGTAGTTGTTGCTCGCTATACTGCTTGAGCATATATGAGTGTCTTTGCATATCACCCTCCTTTGCTAAAAGTTAGGTGCGTTCCTTCAGCTTACGCCTACTTCCATGCTATTGCACGAACGATAAAGTATTTAGTCAAAAAAATAGGCCCAATGTGTTAACAAGAGCCTATTTAATTAGTATATACTACGCTATTGATAAGTTTACAGCACTAGGACCTTTTGGGCCATCTTGTGTGTCAAACATAATCTTATCGCCTTCATTCAACGAATGTAAGCCTGCGGCTTCTACTGCTGAAATGTGTACGAAGATATCTTTATCTTCACACGCGATAAATCCAAAGCCTTTTGAGGCGTTGAACCATTTTACTTGTCCTTGATTACTCATGTTTTTCCTTGTTAGTGTTTATATTTGAGGAAGTTTGTATCTAATATTAGGGCGGGAGGTTTATTATGTCTTCTGCGTCTTGTCTTATTACTGTCTTGTCTCAATAGTATTTAGTCAATAAAAAAGGCCCCGAAGGACCTTTTTTGATTTTATACAGTTATTAAAACTTGTATTTGATAGATGCTTTTACTGAATCATCATTTTCAGTGATTACACCAGTACCTAAGTTCTGGCTCTCTGTCATGTGATAGTAAACACCCATTTCGACTGGTCCTTGTGTGTAAACAGCACTTAGATAGTCACCGTTTGTACCAAGGTCGTCATTTTCAACACGATGGAAGCCTAGTTGCACCTGTTCGGTTAAACCGTACATTACGCCGTAGTCCATTCTGTTTTCTTTAGTGTAAGCACCTGTGTTCTTGTCGTCCCACATTTCTACACCAAGTACAACTGGAATGTCCCAACGATATAGGCTCGTACCGATTGCCCAACCCTGTTGGTTGTTGTCTGTATCAGTAATGCCATCTTTGTCGCCAATCTGCATGTATGAAACTTCTGCATAGCCCATTAGGTTGGCTGTCAAACCTGCATAAAGGGTTTCAGTGTTTGCATCATATGCAATAGAACCACCAATTGGTAGGTCTCTTTTTAAAGAATGTGTATCAAAATCAAATTCGTTGTTATTGTCCCAACCACCGAATGTAAACACTAACTTTTCGTTGTGATCAATTCTTGAGTTTGATTCTGTAATAATCAAAGGCACACCAATTTTTGGAGTTTTTGCAAAACCCAAACGCTGTGCATCTGTTTCACCTAAATAAATTCTTGTGTTACCTACACCTAAACCCAACTGCTTTTCAACAATAGTATTGTTTAGAGTTGTGTCTAATGAGTAGTGTGAATCAAATCTTGCACTACCACCTGCCCATGTAACTGGACCTGCATCAATATCACTTTGTAGTCCTGTGATTATTTCTGCTCGTGAGTCAATATCACTTGTGTAAGTATCGTCATCGTAATAGATTTCTAACTCACCATTTACAAATAATCCTGCTGGTAAGCTAGGAGCACTTGCTTCTAGATCTGAAACTCTCTGTTCCAGTGTCTTTTGTTCTGCTGTCGCCGGAGTTACAAATGCAACCAAAGCAAGTAGCAAAGACGATAGTATAGTCTTTTTCATTTTTAGTCTCTTTCCTTAATTTATATCGATATAAAAAAATGGCCGACATAGGTCAGCCGTAATACTTATGAATTGCACATAAATCTAATATCGAAAGTGGTCCGTTCTGTTGCCCGGTGGACCAAGCCGCGAAGTTGCAGGTTATTAAGCTGCAAGTAGTTCACGATCCATAGACATGTCTAAAGATGTGAACGCTTCAGGTGCAAAGTTTTCGTTTGCATTTATAGTTTTGGACAGTGTAACATAAGTCTCCTTATGTGTCGATCGTTCCTTATCGGTAATCTCTTTCATCCTTAACAAGCCAGTCGATCCTATTTCAGGCCCATCATAAACACTTGCTGGCTGGACTCGAACCCACTGTAGACCTCAGAATACTACAACAAGTGCTTATGGTGGACCTGGCCGGCACTGCCCCGGCGTCCTGCTCTTGTGACATACGATGCTGTCAACAATTACTCTGTATTTATAACATGGAAATTAGGCTTTGTCAACCTTTGAATCTTCATACTTCATCATAAGAGCTGACAGATGATCTGATTTGCATAGCCAGCCATTTTGGTCTACGACAAAAACATCTCCGGGTTTGTATAGAAAATGGTCTTTAGGTGTTCCGTCTCTTGAAACTCCCATAACTTCACCTTCCCAGTCTCCTAAGATTTTGAAGTGTGGACCTGCTTGATTGATAGTGTAGTCTACCCACATCATAATAAGTACTCCTTAATAAACTGCGTACTTTATTATTTAGTTATAGAGGCCCCCAAAGGGGCCACTATATTACATTGCGTTCTTTTTCTCTTGAACTTCTTTTCTGCGTTCTTTGGTAAGTTTACCTAGATCGCCTAGAGCTTTGCGGGCTCTTGTTGCTGCAGCCTTTACACCTTTTGAATCAAATGCCTCTGATTCAGCGATGTAATTATTAAAGGCTTGTACGATTTGATCGTGTAATGTCATAACATTCTCCTTTATTGTTTTATATTATAGTATGGTTTTATAGTATTGTCAACCATTAATCGCCAACAAAAACGTTGGGCGATCCTCCTGCTGTGACAGGTTCACAGTGTGGAGCAATAGGACAAAGACTGTCCGGCTCGGCTGATTCTGGTGTGTTGTTAACAACAAGTTTGTTGTTTACATAAACTTTATTATTGGCAGCGATTAGGTTACCTCCGCCGTGCGTGTTAGGATCTCCATCTATAGCTACTAATAGATTATTTGCAAAAACATTGTCTTGCCCTTCAACAACTGTAGTTGCTCCACAAATCCTAGGATCAGTTTCTCTGTGGATAGGAACCGTCATTATATTTTTATCCCGGTGGTTTGTTCTGTATATTGACTTGCTAGTCCCTTTTCAGTTTTAAGGATACAAACAAAACTTGTTTTACTAATGTTAAATTTTGAATCAGGTGTTACACTAAACATAAAAGGAGCCAGGCCGAGACCTTTTTGTCCTGCAACAAGGACCATAGGCTTGTGTAGTGTTATATTTGTATCACTTTCTTCTTCCAGTCGAGCTACTACTTCTTCTCCTGAATTTAATTTAACACTTACAGTGTCACCTATTTTATAGGGTACTTCAACTAACATTATAATGTATGCCCCGATCCTGTATAGTTTGTATCTTCAACATAGGAAATGAACTGTTCATAACCTCCTACATTTTTACTAAAAACTTTTATCTGCGGAAAAGTTCTTGCACCAGGAAAGGTTTCAAAAACCTGTTCTCTGGTAAAATCTTTGTCCAGTTCTTTATAAGTGTATTTGTATCCTCTTGTTTCACAAAACTGCTTTGCTTTTAAGCAACTCGGACACATAGGTTTGCCCCATATTTCTATCATAAACTAAATCCTTTAAGTTTGTTTTTATCAACGTCTTGTTTGATGCCGCCGATGATGTACGACTCTACTTCTGTTTCTTGTGGTGCTACTTGTAGTCCTGAACTTGACAACCAATGTTGTGTCCAAGGCAGAGGATTTGTATTAACAGGAGCATCAAAAATAGCATTGTATCCTAATGCTTTCAAACGTCTGTTAGCAATATATTCAACATATTGATTTAACAGGGTAGCGTTTAAACCAATCATTGATCCGTCTTTAAACAAGTATTCGGCCCAAGCCTTTTCTTCAGCGACACAGGTTCGCCACATTTCGTAAACTTCTTTTTCACAGCTCTTTGCAATCTTAGCCATCTCTGGATCGTCTTTACCCTGCATCCAATTTTTAAGAATGTGTGTGCTAAGTGCAAGATGTTGTGCTTCGTCTCTAGCAATTAGTGAAATAATCTTTGCTGAACCTTCCATAAGTTTTAATTCACCAAAACCAAATGTACAAGCAAATGACACGTAGAAACGTAATCCTTCGAGAATGTTTACATTCATCATTGCTAAGAATAATTTTTTCTTAACATCTGCTAAACTACCTTTGCCTTTATGGAAATATAAATCGCTTGCTTCTGTAAAAGAATCATAATTTTTTGTTACACTAACAGCACGTTCAATAATCTTTTCGTCATCTAGAATAGTATCAAATACTTCGCCAGGGTCTGCATATACATTTTTCATAATATGTGTATATGAACGTGAATGAATAGTTTCAAAGAAATCCCAAGTAACAATACAACCTTCGAGTTCAGGCAATGATACGTGTGGTAAAAACGCAAGACATGGTCCACGTCCTTGTACACTGTCTAGCAGTGTTTGATATTTTAAGTTAGCAGTAAAGATATGCTTTTGTTCTGGACGGAAGTTAGCAAAGTCAGCACGATCTTTCTGTAGACTTACTTCTTCTGGACGCCAAAAATAACCAAGCATTGTTTGATTTAATTTATCAAACACAGGGAACTTAAATACGTCATACCTTTGAGTGTTTTGATCTGCTCCGAAGAACATATTTTGTTTTGTGAAGTCCACTTTATCTCTATTAAATACTGTCTTAGCCATTTTTTGATTCCTCTATAATCTCTTTCTTAATTTAACACAAGTTACTACTTATGTCAATATTAAATTGCACAAGCATCACAGGCTTCTTCATCCAAAACTTCTTGCTGAACTTCTGTTGCTTGTGGTTCTTGTATTTTTTCATCTGTAACATCATCATCAGTTTTATAATCATATGTGTTTTGATAATACGATGTTTTCCATCCATATTTGTAAGTGTTAAGCATATCCTGCATCATAACACTCATAGGCACTTCATTGTTTTCATACTGTGTTGGATTGTAACTCCAGTTGCCGCTGATCGCTTGATCAAAGAATTTTTGCATCATTGCTACAATCTTGATATAACCTTCGTTGCTAGGCATGTCCCACAACAAGGTGTAGTGCGACTTAAGACTTTGATATTGTGGTACAATCTGCTTAAGAGGCCCTTTCTTTTCTTAACGGACAAGTATCCTCTAGGTGGTTCAATTCCGTTTGTTGCGTTCGACACAACGGAACTGCTCTCTGATGGCATCTGTGCGGACAATGTGCTGTGCCGTAAACCGTACTCCCTAATATCCTTGCGTAAAGCATTCCAATCATAATTTAATTTATTCTCCACGATGCTATCAATATCTTTTTTGTATGTATCAATAGGAAGTATGCCCTCGCTGTATTTAGTGCGATTGAAATACTCACAAGCACCACGCTCTTTAGCAAGGTTGTTAGATGCTTTTAATAGATAATATTGGAATGCTTCACTTAAATCGTGTACAAGTTTCCAGGCTCCTGCATCATCATAGTAAACCTTATTTTTTGCTAGATAATGTGCTAGTCCAATGTAGCCAATACCAAGCGAGCGTCTTGCCTTTGTGCTAATCTCTGCCGCCTTAATAGGATAGCGTTGATAGTCAATTATTTCTTCTAGTGCTCTTACTGCTAGATCACAGAGATCTTCAAGATCGTCTAATTCTTTGATTACACCAACATTAATTGCACTGAGAATACACAGAGCGATTTCTCCATTCTCGTCATCGATATGCTGTAATGGTTTTGTAGGTAATGTAATTTCTTGGCACAAATTACTCATGTAAATAGGATCTTTAAAAGAACTATGCGTATTGGCATGGTCAACATTCATTATATAGATACGTCCTGTTTCAGCACGTTCTTTAATAAGTGCTGAAAACAATTCCATTGCGTCAATTTTCTTTTTCTTGATGCTTGTTTTGCGCTCATATGACTCATAAAGTTCTTGGAACTTACTGGGATCACCAAAGTATGCTTCATATAATCCTGGAACATCATGTGGCGAGAAAAGAGTAATTTCTTCACCAGCAAGTAGTCTTTCATACATAGTCTTGTTTAATTGGATTGAATAGTCTAGTTTACGCACACGATTGTCTTCTGTGCCTTTGTTGTTCTTCAACACGAGGATGTCTTCAATCTCTTGGTGCCATAATGGGAAGTGTGTGGTTGCACTACCTCCACGCACACCATTCTGTGTACAACAACGTACAGTTGCTTCAAACTTCTTAAGGAACGGAATGATACCTGTGTGTGCTACTTCTCCGCCTCTGATTTTTGCGTTGACGCCTCTGATGCGTCCTGCGTTAATGCCGATACCAGCTCTTTGAGCTGTGTATCTACCGATGGACATGTCTGACGCAAAGATCGAATCGAGTGTGTCGTCGCTGTCAACAAGAACACAAGAGGCAAACTGCCTAACTGGAGTACGCACTCCGGCCATGACGGGCGTTGGGATATTGATTTTAAAAAGTGAGGTCGCATCGTAGTATCTCCTTACATAATATAATCTATCTTCTTTGGGATAGTTTGCAAATAGTGTAGCGGCAATCATCATATACATATACTGCGGAGTTTCAAAGATAGCACCACTGCTTCTGTCTTGACAGAGATACTTATCTACAACTTGCCTCAGTCCTGCGTATGTAAAGTTCTCATCACGCCTATGATGCATGTAGGTATCAAGACGTGTAAGTTCTTCATCCGTATATGATTCAAGAATTGCCGGGTCATATACACCTCTGTCTATATTCTGTTTGATCATTTCTTTTAGATGAACAGTCTTGTAATCACCAAACACATGTTTGTATGTTCCGTACAACAACAGTCGTGCCGCGGCATATTGATAGTTAGGATTTTCTAAACTTATAAGGTCATTTGCTGAACGTATCAAAATGTTTTGAATTTCGTCTGTGCTCATACCATCGTAAAACTGAATATTAGCATTCATCTCGATTTGGCTACTGCTAACGCCTGCTAATCCTTCACAGGCAAATTCTACTACCTTGTGAATTTTGTCAATGTTTAATTCTTCTTTATTAC